CAGCGCTGACGAATAGGAAGAAATAACGAACAATGCGAAGCGGGCCAAGCGAGCAGTGTGACTATATTTCTGACCGGGAGAAAATGTATGCCGAAATTCCAGAAACAAAAGTTTTAATAAAAAGTTATGAGGTGTGTTAATTTATGAAAACAACAAAGATTTATGATAACGAAAAAGAAGTCTACAACGGCAATTGTTATGTCAACACAGTGATTTTCAGAGGTAGAATTTACGATGAATTTAAAAAAGTTGGTCAGGACGGGATAAAGTTTTCGTTGCAATTAAGTAACGGAAAAGACCCAAAAACAAACGAATGGAACAAGCCAACATTCGCTGATTGCACTGCATTTGGAGGGATTGCAAAGCGCATTTTGAGCGAGTACAAGCCCAAAGATGAAATTTGGTTAATCGCAAAATATTACTCAAAACAGCAAGATGGCAAGTATTACAAAGGCTTTATTGTACGCGAAATCATCACTGAACAAGAGATACAACAAGCCAGTGAGTCAGTATTTGATGATTTGCCATTTTAGAGGAGGAAGTTCTAATGCAAAGAGATTTTAAAGGTATTTGGATACCAAAAGAAATTTGGCATCTGAAAGACTTGAACATTACTGAAAAAATAGTGCTGTCGGTGGTGAACACGCTTTCAGAGCAAGATGATGGTTGTTTTGCGAATAATGAATATTTTGCACAACTTTTAAATTTGAGCAAAGGACGAGTATCAAAAATAATAAATTTGTTAGTGAAAAAAGGTTACTTAGAAACAAATTTTTCTTACTACTCAGAAATGAGAAAAGTCGAAAAAAGAAAAATAAAAGTTTGTATAGAAGGTGGTCAAAAAGAACCACAAAGTACCAATTTTGAGGTCGTAAATGACCAGGGGTATAGTCAAGAACAACCATACTCCCTAGTCGAAAACAGCCAGGATATAATATATAAATATAAAAAAGATTATAATAATATATCTTCGTCGCAGATTTTTGAGGAGCCAAAAATCTGCGACAACGACGTTAAAAAGAAGAAAGATTTTGAGGCTGATAGCGACCCATATTTGCTGGCGAAATTTTTGGAAAAATGTATCACAGAAAACAATCCGAAGTTTCCGCAAAACGAATCTCAACGCCAGCTATGGGCAAAAGACTTTGATTTGATGATTCGCAGAGACAAAATTGATGCTGACGATATTGCTGAGATTATCGATTGGTGCCAGAATGATAACTTCTGGCGCAGCAACATCCTATCAGGCAAGAAAGTTCGAGAGAAGTATCAGCAGCTGGTAATGAAGATGAAGAGGTGAGCAACATAAAAATACAGGATGAAGTCGCCAAAAGCGCTGAGATGTGTGTTATTGGTGCGATATTAATAGACGAAAAAGCTCTGGTAAATGTCATGCAGACATTAAAACCAGAGCATTTCTATTTTGATGAGCTGAAAGCTACGTACCAAGCCATTTTGGAGTTATCAAGTGAAGGCAAAAGCATCGATTTTGTGTCAGTCTTGAAAAAGCTTGTTGCAGAGGGATTTTACGATGAAAAACAAGCCAAGCAGATGCTTTTAGAGTGTGCTAACTTGGTTCCGTCTATCAGCCAAGCAGAGACTTATGCTAAAACTGTTTCCGATAGCTTTAAGGCTAGAAAGTTACGAGAAATCGGCACTCGGCTAGCCTTTGACGGCGTATTTGCTGAAAACGTGGACGAGGTCTCCGAAGGGATTATGAGCGAGTTATACGAGGTGGTTTCGGAACAACACAAAAAGCAATTGAAAACTGTTGGCGACATCGGAACCAAAGTTTTTGAGGGCTACAGCAACGATGGACAAGACGTAGAAAATCGCTCACACACTGGATTTTCACGGCTAGATGAGATTCTAAAGGGTATGTCAGCTGGAAATTTAATAATTCTCGCGGCAAGACCAAAACTTGGAAAAACAGCCTTTGCTCTTTCAATTGCTGAGAATGTCGCGAAATCCGGCAAGACGGTTGCTTTTTACTCTATGGAGATGGAAAGTTCAGAAATTTACGAGCGACTACTTTCTAAGAGGGCTCAAATCCCAATGAATACGCTGATTGACCGGCGCTTTAGAGATAAGCGCCGACCTCAGAAAATCCGCGATGAAGAAATTAACAAGATTGCCGAGACTATCGATGAAATCTACAGTCTGCCGATAAAAATCAATGATAACCCAGCTTGCACGGTAAATGACATCCGGTTAGAGTCCAAATTGATTAAAAATTTAGGGCTAATTGTGATTGATTACTTGCAGCTGATGCGAAGCAAAAAAAGGTTTGAAAACCGAAATTTGGAAGTTGGTTCTATTTGCCGGGAACTTAAGTGTTTAGCTTCGGATCTTGGAGTTCCGATTTTGTGTTTGTCACAGCTAAATCGTACAAGTGACGAAAGTACTCGGCCAAGTCCGTCAGAGCTTAGAGACAGCGGTTCTATCGAGCAGGATGCCAACAAAGTTATTTTGATGTGGAGTATCGAGAAAAATTTGAATGAGCGAGGTTTGGTGGAAAGTAAGACAATTGGTGTTGATGTGGCTTTAAATCGGCGTGGCACAACAGGTGTCACGCTTTTTAATTTCAACGGAAATTACATGAATTTTACGGAGCTTGACCGCAAATATGAGGAGCCGAAAGCGAAGAAAAATTGGAGGTAAATGTTATGGACATTAAGTTGGTGAAAAACTTGCTGGGAAAGATTGTCTATTACGACACTGGACAGATAAATTTTGACGGTTGTACCATAAAAGATTTTATTTTTACAGCGTGTATTTTGAGAAAAAAGAAAAATGGACCGCTATATTACCAAGCAGAGCTAATGGATACTGAGTGCAAAAACTCGGTGATAATTGTTCCGCTTGAAAAAGTATTGACTAAAAGTGAAGTGTGAGGTGAAGCGTTTTGACGAAAAAAGACCAGCGTGACGCTGGACCCAAGTTCGCGCCAAAGTATGCAGAAAAATCTCAGAAATCTGAACGCGCAATGACTTCGCGTGAACTGAAAAATTTGTACTACTTGAAAAAGGAAATAAAAGAACAACAGCGTCGGATTGCCGAGCTAGAGGCTGTCGCAACTAATTGTTCAACAAAAATTACTGGTTTACCAACAGGCAAAGGTATCTCGGACAAAATCGGCAATTATGCGGCTCAAATTGCGGATTTAAAAGCTCTGTTAGACCTTAATTTGAAGAAGTGTTTTTACGAACTTAATCGGCTTGATAGGTTTATTCAGAGCGTGGACGACCCACTTTTAAGGCAAATATTAACATGTCGCTTTGTGAATGGATACAGCTGGAGAAAAATTGCATTTCAAATTGGTGGTGGAAACTCTGTCGATAGCGTAAAAAAGAAATTATATAGATATTTAAAAAAGTAATTAAAGTTGTCCCTTTTGTCCCTTTTTATGTTGGTATAATAATAACATGGATTATAATTCATAACTTTTCTCCTCGGAGCGTCTGAATACAGGCGCTCTGCTTTTATTTAAAAATGGAGGCGGAACAAATTCAGAAATCATGCAAACACTGCGGAAGAATCCACGCTGAGGGATATATCTGCAATAAGAAACCAATCAAGCGTAAGAGAATTGATGATGCAGTGAGGTTTAGAAGCAGTGCAGAATGGCAAGCCAAACGGCAGCAAATCAAGGTGCGAGACAATTATTTATGTCAGATATGCATTAGAGAATTGTATGGCACTCGGCGCAAATACAACTGCGAAGACTTGCAAGTTCACCACGCCGTGCCAATTAATTCTGACGAAGAACTTCGGCTAGATAACAGCAATTTGATTACCCTATGCTCGATGCATCACGCGATGTGCGACCGTGGTGAGATTCCCTATGATGAGGTCAAAGAGATAATAAAACAGCAAGAGCAAAGCCCCCCAGCCCATGAGTAAAAAAGCCAAAGAACGACTCTACACCGACAGCCCTCCTAAATTTACACCGAGGAAGCTAAACGTGAGTTTTTTGGAGTGCGTGGGCGCACGGGCCAAGTCGCGAACGAGGCTTTAACGGCGATATTAAGCCGTTTTGCTCGCGGATGAGTCTAATTTTACGATTGACATTCAAAGGAGGAAAAACACACATTGAAGA